CCAACAGTTCCTGATATATCATAAGAGTCACATCCAAATGCGCCTATGTGTGCATTGCCAGGATAAAACTTTCCGTTTCTTTTTTCTACATTGTTTCTTAAACCTTGTTCTGGAAGCCATGTTACATGAAAAGCTCCCTTAACACTAGGCACCCATACAACTTCTGTATCTCTCATTCCATCCTTCCAAACAAAGTTTCCAGTTCTAACAGATTGTTTGTTTTTTGTATTGTCATTATAATCTATCTGCTGATATATTTTTGTAAGATTAAATATGCTATTCTGCGCTTCATCCCTAAAAGCGTGGTTTTCTGTCCTAGGAAACTGTCTGTAAAATTCATTCAAACTATCTGGGTCGCCTTTCAATGCATCTACTTCATTCTCCCAATAATCTATAACACCTTGATTTATAACATCTCCATACATATCGAAAGTTGTGTCTTTTGGAGTTCTAAATACTGGTTGTCCGTATTGGTCTATAAAACCTTCGAAGTTCCATTCCATAGGAATAAATAGACTATATAGCCCACTTTTTGTTTGACCGTTTGAGTTTCGGTCATTAACATTAGAGTCTTCGTAAAGTTTTTTAAAATTATCACCTCCCTTGTCAAGCGCATTAGATGTTGAGCCCATCATACACTTGCCAACTATTCTACGTCCAAGCCTGAGGGTAGTTTTAGTGACACGCCAGTTGTTGAGGATATTATCGGGACGCTCCCATTTTCCAGATTCATCATGCACAAGGAGTCTAAGTTTCTCACCGTCATAGGAATTATCTCCAGTGTTTTTCCAGTCAATAGTTGTGTCGAGACCTGCGAGTTCTTCAACTTGTTCTGTTTCCTCGATACTCCGTCTGGTAAGCTTGGAGGCGGGGACTCTATAGGCGAGCTCCGTCTTCGGTTTATCCATCCCGTCTTGGATTGGCTTGAAGAAGAAGGGGTAGTTTGTAGATATGGGGACAACTTTATCTGTGAACATTTTTTTAGCATCAGCACCAGATTTGGACAATATCCCGAACCGTGAGTCGAAACTAATTGTTGCTTGATTGACGGTTTCAGATGAAGACATAAAGCTGAAGCCAGACCTTCTGTTTTTAAGATAGCACATTCCATAAGACCTGTTGTCGGCTTTACACGCTTCCCAGAAGATAAAGAATATTCTATTAGATTCTCTGAACTCTGGGAGCCCAACATCAATCTTGGTCCACTGCAAGTACATATAGTGAGTACCAGTGATATAAGTAGGAATACCGTTATTCTTAAACCAAAAACCATTTTCTCTTCTTTCAAACTCATTTTCAATGTAGTCAACCCATGTCTCTTTGAATGTAGACGAATATTCATTCCACTGGAATACGGTCTTAATTCTTTGAAGCTCTTTTGGGTATTCTTTTGCTTCCCAGTATTGTTCTTTTTTGTTTGCACTTCTTTTGTAAACCTTTTTTGGCTGCAAAGGTAATGCAATTTTCAATCCTTGAATATCAAGTATTTCTCCAATCTGTCCTGTTTTAGATATTACAATAAAGTCATACTTATCGTTATATCCGTATTTCCAAGATTTAGTTTTGTTTTTTGCAACTATTATCTTGTCGCTAAATGAAACAACGTTTGCTAGATTAAGATTTCCTTCCTCTTGACTCTGCAAAACTTTGGAATCCTTTATCTTTTTTGTCGTCTTTTTCTTCGCCATCTAGCTTTTCTCTTTCGTTTTCTATACGATTCAATATAACAAAAGCATCCTCTATAGCTAATCTTTTAGTGGCAGCTGCATTTTTTAATCTGTCTGCCGCTAAATCATCATCTTTATCTCCTGTTATTATTTTTTCTTCAGCAACCTTAATTAGTTCGTCTACAGCTTTTTCACCAGCTGAAATTACTCTTCTAATTTTGTCTTCGATTGCTTCTTTCTCATTTCTGTCCATAATGCTTGTGCTAACTTAACTTCATGTGGATTATTTCTATCTACATCTTTTGTAAGTTCTTTAAACTTCTCTGTGTTCATCGTCTTCGTCTGAGCAGCACTCGCATGTCGTATTTGTACGCCACATCCTCCCATCGTCAAGAGGATGAAAGCTTGGATAATAATTCCTTTCATCGGGTTTGTTTGTTTGTGCTATAATAGCGTTAGTAAGTTTGTCAATACTTTTACGTATTTCCTTCAATTCATTTCTAAGTCCATTTGACTTAATGCTTACAGCTTCTTTTGCCATCTCAATTAAATTTTATTACAATATCTTTATTTTTCATTCTGTAGAGTTTTTCGTCATTTATTTCAAATTCGTATTCTCTATTTTTTTTAAATCCAACTTTATCTCCTTTTTTAAATTCATTAGAATTGCTATATACTACAATTCCCACATGTTCTTCTTCTTTTTTTGGAACATATATGTCATTGTCTTGCACAAAATCAACAGGTTTGACAAAACAATAATCATGTATCGGTTTCCAATTTTCATTTCTCTTATAAAGATAAATTTTTTCTAAAGGTATCAGGTAGGTGTTTTCTCTAAAATATTCAGAAGATTTTTTTTCTTCACCCTTCATTCCATAATAAGTTCTAAAACAATTATGGTGGACAACACATGTATCGCCCACCATCAAATCACTTTTATCAAATTCTGGTTTACTAATAACTTTACCTAGTCTATTTACATATTTATGATTTTCAATACCAGCATTAACAATTATGCCGTCTTTTTCATTAACGTACTCTCCGCCGATTGGCTCTACTATATAATGTTTTATAGACTTAATCATATATTATATTGTACTCTATATGTACTGGCATCTGCAAGTTAACTTTTTTCCAGTCAACAACAACATTATCCTGCACTATACGTACAATATAACCTTCGCTTTGCTCTTCTATAGAGTGTATTTTATATTTACCTTTTATAACGTTTTGCCCGACCTCATAATGCATTGCGTTTTTATAGTCGGGACCAACAGCTATCTTCCTTATTAAATTCATATTAAGCTTGTGATTCAGACCAGGAAACTTTTCCTGAAACTCTAAACGGTGTATTTTGGTCAATACCCGAAGAGTTTTGTGGCTGAACAGCAACAGTCAACAAGTCTGGACCTGCTGGGAATATACTGTCTCCACCAAGGATTGAATTTCCTAGTTCTAGCAGCTCACTTAAATCAATCTCAGTTGAACCAGTAGAAACTTTCAACGCATATACTACAGTACCTCCCTCAAGCGTATCTCCTGAGTCATGCTCAATAAGCTCTGACAACGATGGAGATGCTACTTTAGAAAAGTCCATGTTAGAAGGTTGAGGATTCAAGATTAAGAACACTTCTATATCTTGATTCGCAGTTACACCAGCTTGTTTTAATTGAAGCTGCATTCTATTAATAATTTCTCTTTCTCCAACAACACCTGTAAGTGATGAATCTACAGATGGCGCAAGTCTGACAGATATTAATGGAATTGGTCTAGTTAAATCAACACCGTCTGTTTCACCAAAAGTAAATGTAGTCGAAGACGCTATGGTCGGATATATACTTGTTGGAGGCAGTGTTGAGGTTGCTGGATATGATGTGAATATCTTAGAATTTGCTCCAGCAATTTGTACCTGAGTTACATAAGTGTCAGAAGGCAGATTAGTGCTTTCAGTAACTAAAAGTCCAGTGGAAACAGTTTCTGCATTAGACTGACTACACTCGAACGCATACACCCAAACTCTATTTCCATTTAAAGTTATTTGCTGGAATGAAGATTGGTCTGTTGATTGGAATGTAAAACTCTGTCCATTTGTAAATGCAAACGGTTTAGAGTTAGCCGTAAATAAATATGCTTTGTCATTATCGAACGTACCGTCCATGATGATTGATGTACCAAAGTGGAACAAAGTAGGTGCAGTTGATGCGTTTGAACCATTTAAAATTTCATACCTACCTGGTAAGTTACCTGAACGGAAATAAGATTCGTTAAGAATATTGTTATGTTTAAACTCGTGTACATATTTTACGTGTCCATTCTGGTCTTTAAATCCGAAACGTATTTTACCAGCACCATACCAAGAGTAGTCAGCGTATGCCATTTGTATTCTGTTGATGTCTAGGTAATAACCATGCAGCCCTGTTCCGTCACATTTGTCAATGTTCCATTCACTTTGAGGAACTCTCGTGTCTATTGTTACTGTAGTTTTTACTCTAGTAGCATCTACACCTCTATAAGCTGGCTGTATAGTAAAGTTTGCATCAGAATTTATCGCTACAATTCTATAACTCTGCCCTCTAATAACAACGTAGTTGCCTACCTCTAGTTGTGTTACAAATGAAGTATCGTTTCCTGTAACAATTTGTGATTGTCTTTTAACATTAACGGTTCCAGCAATTTGTTTTGTGGAAGAACGCCTTACAGCATATAACGCCTGACCATCATACTCATAGAAAAATCCATTTTGGTCATCAAACATTCCTGCTCTTATATAAGAGTCTGTCCAGTTTTTCCTGTGATAAGTTGGGAACCCAGCTGCTTTTGCTTGAGTTGGAGTATCCAACATAGTATATGTAAACTGGAACGGACTGTTGACTTGTGCAACTTGGAACTCCCCGTTAAAAGTGTTAGTTCCTATAGAAACTTCAGCACCCTCAATAACTATTGTATCACCAACTCTTAGGTTGTGAGCTTCTTGTGTATTAATTGCAGCAGTAGTTCCTGTTGATTTTATTAAGTCCCTTACAATTTTAGGAGGATTAAAGTTTATAGCAAAAGAGTTTTGTATACCCTTACCAGATTGATAACGGAAATACTTTCTTGACTGTCTTACAATTTTACTATCAGGAGATGTTCCTGCTGTTATATTTACACCACCATCGAAAGGTAAATGCAATCCATATCCATCAGGTCTTAAAACCATTTCTGTTATAAAGAAATAAGAAGTAGCAGTGCCACTTGCTGTAAAGTCTTCAAAGACAAATAGTTTTTCGTTTTCTGTAACTTTATCTACAGTGTAAAGTTTAGTGTAGTCTGATTGTGTTATAAATACTTTGTCAAACTTCTTAAATTGAGTTAAAAAGTTAGTACCACTTCCAACAACTTCTTTTTTACCTTGTTGCACTGTTACAGTTCCAGGTCCTGGAACACCTTTCATAACACTTGTAGATATTAGCTTATGAGTTCCTGCCTGCGTTATTAGCGTAGTGCTAACTCCGTCTACCGCACCTAATTCACTTGTTGATATTTTTATAACAGTAGCGTCTATTACAACAGCATATACAGTAACGTTGTTGTTAGATGTGTCATAAGAAATCATATCTCCATTACCACCGTTATCATATATTAACTGCTCCCCTGTAACAAAATTGTGAGGGTCTGTAAAGGTTATTGTGTGATTTGAGAAATCACAATCTGAGTTAGTAAATTCATACTCTCTAGCTGGTATTTCAAAGTCAGTCTGTACTTTAAAAGTGTTTTGTGCAGAAGTTTCTACCATTTCGAAAACTCCATCATAAGCTCCTTTTAAACTAGCAACATTTAAAACCTGTTCTCCAGTTCCTCCAGAAGACAAAGTAACTACTCCAGTACCTCCAGTAACGATAAACCTTATTTCCCAATAATTACTCATTCCTGACGGAGCAAAGTTTATTTGAGACGTAGGCGCATAAGCAACATTAAAATTACCTGAACCATCTACAAGAGCTGTTATGTTTTTAGTTCCGAAGAACTGCTCTTCTCTCCAGTTAGAAGTGTCCTGTCCGTTTTGCTGTCCAATAAAGTATGAGTCTCCATCGTCAAACGTAATAACTACATATTCGTTCCTTGAAGA